AGCAGCAGTGGAAAACGGCCAACATCAACAACTGGCCGTACTTGGAAGTCAATCCCGATGTGACCGATGGACAAGGCGGGCCGCTGCCGTTGCCGGCGCGGTCACAGCCGCCGATGGCGTCTAGCGGCCTGTTGCAAGCCAAAGCAGGCGCCGCCGACGACATTAAGAGCGCAACCGGGCAATACGATAGCAGTCTTGGCGCCACCAGCAACGAGCGTTCGGGGCGGGCTATTCTGGCGCGGGAAAAACAGTCGGACACCGGCACATACCACTACGTTGACAACCTGGCGCGCGCCATTCGCTACGCAACCCGGCAACTGGTAGACCTGATCCCGAAGATATACGACACGCAACGCATTGCGCGGATTATTGGCATGGACGGCGAAACCGACCAAGCTATGATTGACCCGACGCAACCGATGCCGGTCAAGAAAATTCAGAACGAGCAAGGCATTGTTATTAAAAAGATTTACAACCCCAATGTCGGCAAGTACGACGTTGCGGTGACTGTCGGCCCGAGCTACATGACCAAGCGGCAGGAATCGCTCGATGCCATGAGCCAATTGTTGCAAGGCAACCCGCAACTGTGGGCTGTGGCCGGCGACCTGTTCATCAAGCACATGGACTGGCCGGGCGCGCAAGAGATGGCAAAACGCTTTGCCAAGACTATTGACCCCAAGCTGCTGTCTGACGAGGACGACCCGGCACTGCAAGCGGCCAACCAGCAGATGCAGGCAATGGGGCAAGAGATGCAACAGATGCAGCAGATGCTGCAAAACGTCAGCCAGTCGATGGAAGCGCAGACGCTGAAGGTCAAGGAGTTTGACAGTCAAGTCAAAGCATACGACGCCGAGACTAAGCGTATCAGCGCGGTGCAGGCCGGCATGAGCGAAGAACAGATCCAAGATATTGCAATGGGCGTGGTCGCGGCGGCGTTGGAGTCGCAAGGCATGATGAACCAGATGCCCGATATGCGTAACGAATCTATGCCAATGGAAATGATGCAGCAAGACCAGATGCCGCCCGACATGGTATTGCAAAGTACGGAACAAATGCCGCCACCGCAAGGGATGCCACAGTGAAATGCACCGATTTTATGGGGATGCTGTTCTTAGCGCGAGATGTAGCGCACAGCGTCCACCTCAACACCCGCAGCTACTCCAAGCACGTAGCCTTGAACATCTTCTACGAACGTATCGTAGGCGCTGCTGACGACTTTGCCGAAGCCTACCAAGGGCGGCATGGTCTGATTGGCCCTATCTCGCTTATGTCGGCTAAGAAAACAGCCAACATCATTGAGTTTTTGGAAGATCAGTTGAAGGAAATTGAAGCGTGCAGATACGAGGTGGTGGATAAGTCGGACAGTTCGCTGCAACAACTCATCGACAATATCGTAGAAGTCTACTTACGCACGCTCTACAAACTTAGATTCTTAGCTTGAGGTCAATCATGTCAGCCACCTATGAACGTATCACCGCAACTCATCAAATTAAAGTTGGGTTTGCGGTTTTAAAAGGCATTTTTATTAGCGCCGCAAGCGCAACGCCAACCATCACAATCTACGATTCTGGCACCGCAAACACTGGTGACCCGATTATATTGGGCGTGTTTACACCCACAGCGGCAACTAATCACACCTTCACCGCAAATGGTATAACGGCAAGCAAAGGAATTTACGTTGTTATATCGGGGACGGTAGCAGCAACCCTATTTTTTGAGTAAGCAAAAATGACCGTCGGTCTTTCTCCTGTTGCTGGCGCAGGTTGGCAGTTCTTTGATGCCAACGGCGTCCCATTGTCTGGCGGCAAGCTGTACACCTATGCTGCTGGCACTACGACACCGCAGACCACTTACACTAGCGCCAGTGGTTCAGTACCCAACGCAAACCCAATCATACTAAACTCAGAAGGACGCGTTTCAGGCACTAACGAAGTATGGTTAGACATTGCACTGGCGTACAAACTAATATTAGAAACAAGCGCCAGTGTTCAGTTGTGGAGTGCTGACGATATTTCCGGTATAGCCGGTCTTGGTAACCCGCTCCCAGTTGCTTCGGGTGGAACCGGCGTTTCGTCTAACACCGCGTATGCGGTGTTGTGCGGCGGGACTACATCTACCAACCCGATTCAATCCATCGCATCGTTAGGCACCGCCGGACAAGTATTAACTAGTAACGGCGCTGGTGCTTTGCCAACAATGCAATCTTCGTTTTTATCCGGCATGATTATCCTGTGGTCTGGAAGTGTGGCGTCTATCCCCACTGGATGGTTGTTATGCGACGGAACGTCCAGCACACCCGATCTTCGGGACAAGTTTGTTGTAGGCGCGGGGTCTACTTATGCTGTGGGTGCCACCGGCGGCAGCGCAAACGCAGTGGTTGTTTCACATACGCACACGGTAACAGACCCCGGCCACAACCACGCACCTGGTGCTGGCACGTTATTTTGGACTGATGCAACGGCGCAGACGGGTACGGGGGCTAGTTCTGCATTTGGCTACCTGAGTAACACCGTAACGAACACTGCAACAGCCACAACTGGCGTGACTATAGTTACTGCTGGCGTTTCTGGTACTGACGCAAACCTCCCGCCATATTACGCTCTTTGCTATATTATGAAGTCTTAGATAAATCATGGCCGACATAAAAATCTCCGCGCTACCCGCAGCAACCACGCCTCTGGCGGGTACAGAGGTATTGCCTATCGTTCAGTCCGGCGTAACATCTAAAGTTTCAATAGCCAATTTGACCGCAGGTAGGTCTGTCAGCGCCACAGCCGTGGCGATAACTGGTAGCACTTCCGGCACTGCAACCATCGTAACCCCTGCTGTTGCTGGAACGCCAACGATCACGTTGCCGATTGTTACCGGCACATTGGCAACGCTGGCGGGGACGGAAACGCTAACGAATAAGACGCTGACTAGTCCAGTGCTAGACACGGCTGTTACAGGCACAGCAGTTGCAACCCAAGCACAACAGGAAACGGCTACTGCTACAAATGTGCTAGTCACTCCCGGTCGCCAGCAGTATCACCCAAGTGCGGCTAAAGCGTGGATTAAATGCGACAACACCGGCACTATATCTGTTTCGTACAACGTAGCATCAATTGCAGATACTGGAACGGGAATTGCCACTGTCACGCTTACCACGGCGTTTTCTTCTGCAAATTATTCTCCGCTGGCAAGTAACGATGGCGGAGGCGGAGGAATATTTGTGTGCGCGAGCATTACCAGCGCAAGCGTTTATAGGTTGCTTGCTTTTAATACCACTACACAAACCGCGCAAGATTCAGGTGTTTATTTTAGCGCCGCGTTTGGGGATCAATAATGAGAAAAATTATCTTCACTCGTTCTGACGGTGGCATTTCCGTAGTGCATCCAGTTCGCAATACATTAGGCGAAACATTGACAACGGATGCCGAGATTGAACAACGAGCGTGGGATAAACTGCCTGACGATGCTATCAACCCTCAGTATGTTGACGAATCAGTGATACCCACAGATCGCACATTCCGTAACGCATGGGTGGTTGAGGCCGGAAACGTGGTTGTCAATATTGACAAAGCCAAGGTTTTAACAAAAGACAGACTACGCGCTGAACGCAAGCCACTTCTGGAAGCGCAGGATGTAGAATTTCAACGAGCGCAAGAAACGAGCGCAGATACAACAGAAATTATTAAAGAAAAACAACGGTTGCGCGACATAACGAAACAAGTAGACGCGTTGACTTCAATTGATGAACTTAAAGCACTATAACCGCACTGGCGCGGAACGCCAGGGATTCCAAGGAATCAAGCCATGTCTGAAGAAGTAATAGCGGAAGTACCCGCGCCGGAACAGGTCGCTACGGCAGCACCTGAGCCTGAGATAGCAGCGCCGGAAGCAGCACCCGAAGTTGAGTCTAAGGTATTCACACAAGAAGACCTGGACGCAGCCATCGGCAAGAGGCTTGCAAGGGAGCAGCGAAAGTGGGAACGCGAAGCAAGGCAGGCCGAAGCACCAAAGCCCGTCCCTGTAGAGCATGTTAAGCCGGAACAGTTTACGACGACCGAGGAATACGTTGATGCACTGACGACTTCCAAGGCCGCGCAGCTTGTCCATCAGCAACAGTACGCGAAACAGCAACAGGAGTTGCTTGGGAACTATCACGAAAAGGAAGAAGATGCGCGGGGCAAATACGAGGACTTTGAACAAGTCGCGTACAATCCCAAGCTACCGATTACTAACGTGATGGCTCAAACAATTCAAGCCTCGGATAACGGCCCTGATATTGCATACTATCTCGGCACAAACCCCAAGGAAGCTGACCGCATTTCTCGACTTGAACCGTTCTTGCAGGCTAAAGAGATAGGAAGATTGGAAGCAAAGGTTGCTTCTGAACCCGTTACAAAACGTACATCCAGCGCACCTGCGCCGATTTCACCTGTTACCGCTCGCGGAGGTCACTCCGGCGGTTTTGATACCACAGACCCAAGGTCAATAAAAACCATGACCACAAGCCAGTGGATTGAAGCTGAAAGAGCAAGACAGGTGAAAAAGCAGGAAGCTAGGAACCGCTAACTACTTTAAGGAGTTTTTTCATGGCTAATAGCCTGCTTACCATCGATATGATTACTCGGAAGTGCCTCGAAATTCTTGAGAACAACCTTGTCATTTCGCGCAATTGCAATAAAGAGTATGACGACAGTTTTGCTGTTGAAGGTGCCAAGATCGGTTCGACCCTGCGGATTCGTCTGCCGGATCGTGCCTTGGTGACTGACGGTGCCGCCCTGCAAGTTCAGGACGACAACGAGCAATACACCACGCTGACGGTTTCTAGCCAGAAGCACATCGGCATCAACTTCACCAGCGCCGAACTGACAATGCAGTTGGATGACTTTGCGGAACGTGTTCTGAAGCCGCGTATCAGCCAATTGGCGTCGAGTGTAGATGCTGACGTTGCTAACGCCTACAAGTCTATTTTCAACACCGTAGGCACTCCCGGCACCACGCCGGCCACCGCTCTGGTTCTGCTGCAAGCGCAACAGAAGCTGAACGAGTCGGCGGCTCCCATGTCTCCGCGCTACGCGACCGTGAACCCTGCCGCTAACGCTGGCCTGGTAAACGGTATGACTGGCTTCTTTAACCCGACGGGCACAATTTCCCGCCAGTTCAAGACCGGCATGATGGGCGAGGGTGTTCTTGGCTTTGACGAGATGAATATGTCTCAGTCGATTGTTAGCCACACTACGGGCAGCCGAGCGGGAACCATTCTGGTGAACGGTGCGGTTAGCACGCAAGGGCAAGCCACTATTACCCTTGATGGCCTTACCTCGTCCACCACGGTAACCGCAGGCGATGTGTTTACCATTGCTGGCGTGTATGCGGTCAACCCGCAGACCCGTCTTAGCACTGGTAGCCTGCAACAGTTTGTCGTAACTGCGGCACAAACGGCGTCCGGTGGCGACATGGCGAATATGGCTATCTCGCCGCCCATGTACACGGCCAGCAACGCGTTGGCAACCATCGATGCGTTCCCCGCTGACAACGCTGCGGTGACGTTCGTGGGAACCGCGTCTACCGTGTATCCGCAAAACTTGGTGTATCACAAGAATGCGATCACGCTGGCCACGGCTGACCTCTTGCTTCCGCAAGGTGTCGATATGGCTTCGCGTCAAGTGCATAACGGTATCTCGATGCGTATCGTGCGTCAGTACGATATTAACAACGACCGTATGCCCTGCCGTGTCGATGTGCTGTATGGTTTCAACACCATTCGCCCGCCGATGGCTTGCCGTATCTGGGGTTAACTTAAACTTTTAGGAGATTCAATCATGGCACTTCCCTCAGTTGGTGGTGGTTATCAGAACACTGATGGCAACCAAAGCGAACAAACAATTGGCACCCAAGCAGCGCCCCAAACGGCAACTGCAACTGCAACGCTGTCCGTTGCTCAAATCACCGGAGGTCTTTTGGTGGGTAGCCCGTCTACTACGGCGGCGTCCTACACTTTGCCTACGGCAACTTTGATCGACGCAACGATGACCAACATGAAAGTCAACAGCACGTTTTCGCTGCGGATTATCAATCTTGGCACCAGTACTGGCCTTATCACGGTGGTTGTTGGCACCGGCATTACTGCGGTAGGCAACCTTGTTGTTGCTATTACTGGCAGTGCGGCGGGTGTTAGCGGCGCGGGTGAGTTTCTGTTCCGCAAGACTGGCGACGCAGCGTACACCGTTTATCGCGTAGCTTAGTAACAACACCTCGCGGCGTAACAACCGCGAGGTGGTTTTTAAGGATTAAAATATGGTCATCTACCTGCGACACCCGATACACGGCAACAAGGTTGCTATTGCAGATGCCGAAGCTGACGCTGACGAAAAAAATGGCTGGGAGCGTTACGAACTTGGCGCGCTGTTGACGCCGGTAAACGAACTGGCTAAACCTCGCGGCAGGCCGCGTAAGGAGCTTGAAGAATGACCACCACGGCTGGCGATCAGATCAACGGAGCGTTACGGCTGATTGGTCAATTAGCCGAAGGTGAAACGCCATCGGCGGCAACGTCAGCCGACGCGTTGACCGCGATGAACCAGATGTTGGATAGCTGGTCGTCTGAACGTCTGTCTGTGTTTTCAACGCAAGACCAAGTATTTACTTGGCCTGCGTCTACCGCAGCCCGAACGCTTGGGCCAACAGGCGACTTTGTGGGCAACCGACCCGTACTGGTGGACGATTCAACGTATTTTCGTGACCCGTCAAACAATATCAGTTTTGGCATTAAGCTGATAAACCAAGCGCAGTACAACGGCATTGCGGTAAAAACAGTCACCAGCACTTACCCGCAAGTCTTGTTTGTAAACATGACCATGCCAAACATAGAGATGACAATCTATCCGGTGCCTACTAAGGCGTTGGATTGGCACATCATTAGCGTAAGCGAGCTAACAGAACCGGCTACATTAGCAACCACACTGGTGGTGCCTCCCGGTTATCTTCGTGCGTTTCGGTTTAACTTAGCGGCTGAGATTGCTGCCGAATTTGGCGTGGAGCCGCCGCCCCAGGTGCAACGGATTGCCATGTCTTCCAAGCGCAACATCAAACGCATCAACAATCCCGACGACGTAATGAGCCTGCCGTATAGCATTGTGGCAACGCGCCAACGGTTTAACGTCTACAGCGGCAACTACTAATTGAAAACCCCGATTTTAGGCGGTAGCTACGTAACCCGGTCAATCAACGCGGCAGACAACCGCATGGTTAACCTGTTTCCCGAAGCGATACCGGAAGGCAGCGGCGGGAAAGAAGCGGGCTTCTTGATGCGATGCCCCGGCCTGCGCTTGTTGGCAACGGTCGGCACCGGGCCTATTCGTGGGCTGTGGGTGACCAACGGCGTGGCCTATGTGGTGTCTGGCGATAAGTTCTACAGCCTAAGTACCAGCTACACGGCCACCCTAATTGGCACCGTGTCCGGCACCGGCCCGGTCAGCATGGCCGACAACGGCACACAGATATTCATTGCCTGCAACCCGTTAAGTTACATCTACAACGTATCTACCTTAGTGTTTGCACAGATTACAGACGTTGATTTCCCCGGTGCTGGCTCGGTCGGCTACTTGGATGGTTACTTTGTATTCAACGAGCCAAACTCGCAGAAGTTTTGGGTAACCAGTCTGTTGGACGGAACGTCAGTGGATCCGTTGGATTTTGCCAGCGCGGAAGGTTACCCCGACGATGTGGTGGCCTTAATTGTAGACCACCGCGAAATATTCTTGTTCGGAAATACCAGCGTCGAGGTTTGGTATGACGCTGGAACGCCAGACTTTCCACTGGCGCGGATTCAAGGCGCGTTCATGGAGGTGGGCTGCGAGGCTGCGTATTCGGTAGCCAAGCTCGACAACAGCGTGTTCTGGTTGGGTTCGGATGCTCGCGGTAGGGGGATAGTCTATCGGGCTAACGGCTACACGCCTGCGCGAATCTCAACCAATGCTGTTGAATACGCCATCCAAAGCTACGGCAACATCACCGACGCCATCGGCTACACTTACCAGCAGGACGGGCACCCGTTCTATGTGTTGATCTTTCCGTCTGCCGAAGCTACATGGGTCTATGACGTATCCACGCAGTTGTGGCATGAGCGAGCCGCTTTTGACAACGGGCATTTTGTTAGGCACCGCAGCAATTGCCAAATGTCGTACAACGACGAGATTGTGGTGGGTGACTACGAAGATGGGCGTGTCTATGCCTTTGATCTTGATGTTTACGCTGACGACGACCAAACACAAAAGTGGCTGCGGTCGTGGCGCGCATTGCCAGCAGGTCAGAACAACCTCAAGCGCAGCGCACACCACAGCCTACAGCTTGACGCTGAAACGGGCGTTGGGCTTGCTGAATACCCTAGTTACGATGCCGAAAAGTTACTAACCGAAGCTGGGCTATACC